TCATTTTTCCTCCTTATAAATAAAGGTGTGGCAATGTTCATGTACCATTACCACACCCCGACTGGGATTATCCCTGTCCAATTAATCTAAATAGATTATTCTGCTATTTCAGTACCAGCAACCTTTGGGTTATGTTCACAAGCATCTATTAAGATAAGTTGCTTAAGTATAAATAATCTGTAGCTTTTATCTCTACTTAACTGTTCCCAAATGTTATTATTAGTGTTTTTCATTACCTCTATATTTTCTCCAATCTGATCTATTCTAGTTTGTAAGTCTTCAAATAGACATCCCACTGGTTTAATAATTTCTGCTATTCTAGAGCACATCTTCTCATATTCTGCTAACAATGCTAGTCTAATGTCATCATCGTAGTCTATCTCCATACTAAAAACGATATTTGGAAAACAAAAGTCGCACATGTCACAACATACTTGTGCAGTTCCATCTCCAGGAACTTCAAATACTAATTCTTTTCCACAAAATGGGCATATCATAAAAGTGACCATAACATTTTAGCAAAGACTATCACAAACCATATATTTACAGTTTCTTTTAATAGAAACCATATAACTTGTCCAATTGCATAGGTAAAGTTTATATCATTATTATCAAACCTTTCTGCCATTACTATTGCATTTTCTGCGAGTGATAAAATTATGTAGAAAACTAAAGTAACTGTACATATAATTTTAACTACTATCATATACTATCCTCCCTTTCTTTAAATGTTTTATATTCTCCAATTTCTACCTTTTTACGGGTAACCTTTATATTATGACCGAGATATTCAGCTAAGTGTTTCATTGTAGTATTAGACTTCTGATATGCTTGAGTATTGATATAAACATCATTGTCTATCTTAGCTGCAATAGGTGTTTTATAGCTATACATTATCTCACCATTGAAACCTATTATAATATGATTATTAACACTATTAATCTGGAGCTTATTAAATGTTCCGATACTCTTCTTTATGTCTTTTTCATTCACTAGTTCTCCTATTCGTAAAATTTAAATGTCGAATATATTGCACACCCAATAAATATTACAATAGTAATGATACTTTCTTTAATGTTTCTTCCTATCATTATTACTGATATATTTAGTAAGATACCAGAAGCTATTACTATCCAATAAAAGGATTGCCACCATATCTCTGATATATCTACATCGATACTATTAATATAAATGAGAAATGTTATAATAACACTAATTAAAGATATACCAAATACTATTATTGATATACCACCGATAAATTCCCAATTCATTTGTCCTCCGTTTTTGTTATCTTATTCCAGTATGGACAATATTCTATTCTACCTTTTATCTTCTTTCGGGTTTTACAGGTTTTGTACAATTTACATGTTTCACATATATGTTTTTGTTTCATTTTTTAACTTCAATTTTTGGAATTTCTATGTATTTCATAAAGCCAATGACATCTTACTAGATAAGCATTACCGCCATATTCCCCTAGGAGGGGTTCATTATTAATTAATACAGAATTAGTATCAAAACCTTCCATGTCTTGGTACTCTTGCACATCGGGCCACATAACTACTACAAATGTATCTTTATCAATTTCAAACATTGTCTTCTCCTATCTCATTTTTAACCTTTGTTTCTGGATTATTTGTGTACCAGCAACCTCAACACCTAGTCTATGTAATTCATGTATCTTAACTTTATCGATGCTTGGAGTAGAGTCTGGTACATCTTTATTGGCTATACTACATGCAAGTTTTAATAGGTCATATTGTTCTTTATCCATTTTTACTGTATGCCATACCACACTCTCTGGTACAACACCCTCATCGAACACATCAACACTAGGTGGGTTGGTAACTACACTTACATTTTCTATACCATTGCTAACACATGCTATCTCGTTGCTAAGCATATATTCTAGCATGTATGCTGTTGTATTATCTATTCTCTTTTGTAGTTCTTTTGCAATTTTGCTATAATATGTTACCCGATCTTTTGCTATCTTAACAAGGTCTTTCTTTTGTTCTACATATTGCTTAGTTACAATCAGTGCCTGTTCTTCTTTCTCTGCTATTACAACCAATGCTTTCTCAACATCCAGTGTTATTTCTCCATCATCTATGTCTATTTGTTTAAATAGATTCTCTTTCTCTATACTCACATCATATAATTTAATCATTCATTCTCCTTTACCTACTCCTATTTGAAGTACTATATTCATTCTCAATATTCCAAATAGTATTGTTATACCAAATGGATTGATACTTGTGAACATCCCAACTCTGATAGTATCATTAAATAATTCAAAGCTAGCTCCATATTCATCCTTATTATCTACTCTTATCACATCTATTATCTTCATTTATTCTTTTTTAAATTCCCTTTTAATCTCCATGATGGTGTCCATGTTAAGTCTGTCTCAAATAGACTCCCATCTGTGTTTTTGAATAACTCTATGTGTCTATGTATGTCTTTAGCTTGGCTATCAATACCAATGACTTTGCTAGAGCTATTCTCTATTGCACCACTACCCTTACCAGAGTATAGACTAATCTTACTCTTTTTGGTTTCTTCATCTTCTATAGCTGAGTTTCTATTAACCTGACTTAGCTGTATTATTATAATATCTAGATTAACAGCCATATTTTTAAGGGTTTGTGTTATTTCTGTTACTTTATCAGCTTTAACTTTGTATGGTAATTGTATCAATTCTATATAATCTATTACAACACATAATGGACTTAATTCTCGTATCTTTTCTTTTATCTGTTCTAATGTAGGTGCTATAGTCTGTACTATAATATGGTCAAGATTACCTTTATAAGTTTTATATAAATCTTTAACATTATTTCTCATATCTTTTAGATTAGTACCTGAGACTATCTGTAAATGTCTCTGATGTATAGCTCTAGCCGTTAATTCTAATGAAAGAAATAATGTGCTCATATGATAATACGGGTTTATTTTATCAGTAAATCCATTATAACCTAAGATTAAGTTTTGAACTAATGTAGTTTTATTACTACCAGTTGGGCCGAATATAGTAAGCAATTCACCTGGATATACTATTAAATCTTCCCTAGTATAGTTCCAATCAGTAGGAGCGAATAGAAGTTTACTCAGGTCTATTACTTTTCCTCTCCAATCAGTACTAAGCCATTCTTCTACCTGTGTTTGCATCTGTTCAGAATTGAATATGTCTATGCTATAATCCTTTCTTCCATAATATATACATTTAGGGCTACAGTATTTTTTTAGAAGCGAATCATTGCATCCATATTTGTAATTGGAGTTATATACATATTCAACCTTTTCTTCTACTAAATTAGGTTCTAAGCTATTCTGATTCCATTCTAATAAGGCTGCTTTACATGCTGCTGATGGAATACCACATCTTCTGAAATGTGATGCCATTCGGAGTATGGTATTATTACGTTCTCCAGATGTTGGCCCTTGATTATACATCTTTTGTATGCAAGTAGCTATTTTAATAGGCTCTGTTATATTTCTAGATTGTTTTATCTTAGGTACTTCTTTTACAACTAAATGTGCAAGTTCACCATCTCCACATTTCTTTTCAAGCTTAAATTCTCTCTGTGTCCTAGCAAGTTCTTTGATCTCTTCTGGTTTAAACTTGAAAATCTCTTCAAAACTTAGTGGTATTTTATATAAACCACTCTTTGTGTTTAAGCTATATATACACCTGTATAGCGCAGTTCTTTTATAAATACTTAAATCTATTAAGTCTGATGTTTGCTCTAATGTACCTTTAAGAATATAAGGTAACTCAGCACTAGCCTCGAACCCAAAGCAGTCTTTGTGTATATCAATATGATACCCTGTTCCAGAAAAATACCCCTGAAAATTTTCTTCACCTAATCCTTCTTCCATTAACTGGATGATTAAAGCTTGGAATATCTCAAGTGTATGAGCATCTGTGTTATCTCCTTTGTCTATATCTATTGGGATAGGAGATATGTCATGCACTCCAAAGTATAGCTTAGTACTATTCTCTTTTTCTACATGAGTCAAGATGTCTTCTGTATATCTATATACACTTCTGTAAATTGGTTGTGTTTTACCATATTTACCTATAAACTTTGGAAGTTCTTCTTCTTTGATGATATGCCCCCTGTTACGGGGGCTATCAATTGCAACTTCTATATACATACTCTAGAATTGACCATTATATGGTTCTTGTCCAGGAGTAGTAGGTATTTCTACAGCCTCAACTGCTTCTTTTAATACACCTTTTGTCTTGATAAAAGCTATAAAACCTTCAAGAGACTTTTGACCTTCATCATTATTAGATACAAAATAAGGATAGATTTGTGTATATAACTTACCCTTTACGGCTTTCTTGTAGAAATATGCAAGATATGGATAGGAATCTGTTCCACCACTATATTTATCAGTTAAGTATGCACCAATATCAGCTATAATAGTATCATCTTCTGTAACCCAGTTTCCTTGAGTATCAATTCCTCCACTATCACCGAGAGCTTCAAAAAGTCTATTAATCTGTTTTACTAATCCATTTAGTATAATTCCATCAGGCCCTTTTTCAAAATTTCCTAAAATAGCTAGATTCTGTTCAAATTTACTGTTCTCTTGTAATACATTGACCTTTAAGAATACGTCAAAATCTTTAGTTTTGTCTTCCTCAAAGCTTATTATTGTCAATGGTTTAATACCTAAGTATCCATTGATACCACTACTTTTTGGTGGTTTAAATGGCATCATTTCTCCTTTTTAAATCGTTTTATTTCGTCTTCTATAACTTTATAATCAAATATAAAGCGTTTGTTTTTCAAAGGTTCTAATCTACTACCAATATTCCTTTCTTCATACTGAGTAAAACTTATATAAAACTTTCCATTAGCTTTATTACATGTGGTAAATCCTATTACTTCTGCCATTTTACATAGACCTTTACCTAAACCTTTTGGTATGTCTGGTACAAGTTGTACTTTTTTATCTACAGTTATAGTATCTTTGCTATGGCTAATAATTACTAGAGTTCCTCCAACATTTCTAATAAAGGTTTTAAGGCTATAAATACTACTAAGTAGATTATCCTTAGGAATAGTCCATCCTTTACCCATCTCAACATCTGCTATGGCTTCTACACAGAACCTTTCTTTGATAAGTTCTTCCTGCCATTCATTTATCTTGTCTACTGTATCAATAGCAATAGTATCATATGGTAAATCTTTCCAATTAATCTTGAGCCAATCTATTGCTTCTATTAGGCTGTAAACTGGCATTGGAGTTCCTCTCTTTTTACCAGTACGATAACAATATCCACGTTGTTCTGGTGGAACTATTTCTGTTTTTACTGTTTCTCTACCATTAACTGCTGTGACTATAGCCTTACCATTTTTATCTAGGACATTTCTAAGCGGAGGTGCAAGACTTGTTATGGGTATTATATTAGCATTATCAACAAAATCTGCACCCATATCAGTATCAAGAAGTATTACACCTTCAGAACCCTTTGTGCTCCATCTGCTTGCTTGAGTTGTTTTACCTGTCTTAGGCGGTCCAATAAAATAATATAACAGACCTGTTGGCATTTGACTCCAATCATTCTGTATCCGTTGTATCTCCATTAATCTTCCTTTGTTCTATTATTGTTAGATTCTTATCTATTTCCTGTAAAATACTATTCTGAAGTTCGGCATCTCTTTTTATTCCTGCATTTTCTATATTTAAACTTAAACTTGGGTGATAAAAAACAGAAACATAACATAAAGAAAATGTTGCTATTACGTTTGTAGACCCCTCCCAGGTTATTCCTAGTCTAAAAGTTTCAGGAGAAGATTGAGCTAAAAAAAATGTAAATTTCTTTTCTTCTGTATAAAATAATTTGCTTTCTACTTCTGTTTTTGGTAATATTGTTATATTAACTAAATTAGCTATACTTTTATAAATATCAGTATTCGTATATACAACTTTACCCTGTGGCGAAATGGTAAGTATTTTTATCTTATCAACTAGAGTTTCTAAATAGACATAGAGACCATTGGAATCTTCTTCTATGATAGCAACACAGGATAAGTTTTT